AAATCTTTTTTAAACTAACATTAACTATATTAAAATTTTGACTATTAATATTTGCTACAATTTGAAAAAAGAAACCTGTTGCAGAACTATCTGATGTAAATGCAACAGCACTTTTTACTAATCTACCTATATATTCATTAAAATATGTTGTACTACCTAATACAGATTCATCACCTCTAACATTAATTAATGCACCACTACTACTACTACCTGCTCCAACTTCTATTTCAAATAAATATTTAGTATTTGTTTCTAATGTTATTGGAGATGCCAAAACAACATCAAAATCTGAACTACCATCTCTTGCAACATTTAATTCATTTCCATCCATAGTTAATGTTAAATCTGAACCACCTGTGTAATTTGAATCAGATAAAGCAGGTAATAATTCCGTTCCTAATGTTGCATTTGCATCCAATATAACATTTGCTTCTGAATTATCTCCAAATAAAGTTGTATTTCCTAATCTATAATAGGCTTGTAAGTTAGCTGTCTTATCTACACCACTACCTGCTGTATAACTTGCAGATAATGTCAAATTGTTTGGCTCGCCTGAATTGTAAATAGATGCTATTGTGTTAGCATTTAAAACTGTATCCCAAATAGCGACATCGCATATTTTTCCGACATAAAATTTTGATGATGTTTGATGATTTCCAATTTTTAATACATTAGAATTATCATCAATAGCCGAACCACTAAAACCTGATTCAGTATTATCTAAACTTCCATTTACATATATTTTTCCCTCACTTGCTGAAGAATCATAAGTAAATACTATATGATTCCAAATATTATGAAGAACAGAGTCATTATTTGAACTCATATTATCACCATTAACAAAAATTTGCAATCTATTATTTGAGTTAATTTTAATTTGATATGAATCTGCGTGTCCTTTGTCTATAATTACATCACCTGCAGATATATTATCACCATCTATTTTTATCCAAAAAGATATAGATAGCTCTGACATACCTCCTAAATTATCTGCATCACCTATTTCTATAAAGTCATCAGTACCATCAAAATCTATACTTTTGCCTGTAAAGAATGTTTTTCTCATATCAGGTATTACAAGGTTGTTAGCATCGGTATCTAATACTCTTGTAGATGCTACATCGCCCATTCTCCACCAACCTTTAAGATTAGCACTTGATGAATAATCACCTGTATTAGTAGATAAATCTAAAGTTGCTCTATTGCTATTGTAAATTTGAATTACTTCATTAGCAGTTAATGTATCATTCCACATAGCTATCTCATCTATATTTCCGTCGAACATATTGA